TCTATCATCTCTTTTGCAAAATCTTCACGTTTCCAGTCTTCCATATTATAAAAGCGTGTGTTTTTTACATTGGGGAATCGATAATTTCCTTCTCTGGCGTAGCATCCTTTGCAGGCATCTACATAATTTCCAGAGTCATCAAAGGAAGCGGGACAACTCCCGCCCTCCGAAGGATGTCCAGCTTGAGTAGACCAAGAGAAAACAGCTCCCATTTTTTTGGTATTGGATATTTTAATTTTCATAATTTCCTTAGTAACAATATAATTCTTGAGAAATAAAAGACCTATCACAATCTTGACAGCACCAAACCTCAGAAAGATGTCCAAGCTCTGGCTCTGCTTCAAAATGTTCTAATTCTTTACCGCAATTACAGACCGCATTAAATTCTAGTTCACTCATTGCGTTCCTCTCATTTCTGCTAAGTTATTAAATTCATAGTCATACCACTGGTAAATTGTTTCTTCTGTTTGTAGCCATCTTTTATTATAAACAGCCTCCATAAACTTCACAGCCTCGTCATAACCTAATCTATCCACCATAAAAGCAAATCGATTGGCTAACATTATTGTATCTATATTGTTATGAGTCATTAAAATTTAACTCCTCTGCTTCGTCTTCGCTTGCTTGATGTTGAATTTCTTCCAATTCTTTTTGATGCTCTGCTTCTTTAGCAAGCAACATATTAGAATTATTAATTTCTAAAATTGTGCTTTTAAAATTTTCTAAAAAATCATAAGACATATTACAGCCCCCCGTTATTAAATGTTATGTTGCGAATGCCTACATCCATCATCCGACCATCTCTTGATCGAAAAAAATCAATACTCTTTTCTGAGCCTATATAAATATGGGTTTCTGGATTAATTCCCGCTGTTTTGGCGTTCTTCCACGCTATTTTGCGTGATTGTGATCCGTGGCTTTTTATCATTCTTTGTATCATTTTATTATCCTTTTAAAGGTGGGTGAACTCGCTCTGCCAATTTCTTACATTTAGTAGAATTGGGGGAGTCCACCCGTTGGGAGAAAATTATAATTCTTGTGGTGTGTGACCTATCACAGAATCAGAAGATTCGAACCTTTTATCTTCTCTGGTTAAAAGTAACTCTGTGCCATATGCAGCAAGTTTATACTCTCTTAAAATAGTAGAATCATCGGAGTAAGTGCGAGTAGTAATTTTAATAATATCTTTCATATCGCACATAAGATGCATATATTTATTTTCACCATATGTATTCTTGGTGGCTTTTAAATCGTGTTTAAACTCAATATCAATAATCCTCTCAATATCTGGCCCCTTGCAATTCTTCGCGTTAAACTTATTTTCAAGCCTTGTTAATGTATTAAAAAATATTTCAGTGACTAACAGTTCGTTTTGGCCTTTCATTTTTTCTCTCCCGTTGAATGAATACCAAGTATAACAAAATCTGTGACCTACTGCTAATTTAATTATGGCCATATTTTAATGAATCCTGGAAAGTCAAGAAATAAATTAATTATTTTAAAAATAAAATTTCTTCGTCGCTAAAGCTCCTCAGGTCTGTAATTGTTTTTCGCAGGCTCAAAAGGACTCTTTATCATTATGCACAATATGATGGATAACTTTGCCTCCCTTTGATCTCTAAAAGATCTCTTGGTCGGCCTAAAGTTACCCACAGAATTGCACACAATTTAAGGTGCTAATCTGAATTAAATGAAACCTATGCACTCCCTTGCCTAACCGTAGTTTTGCATCCCCTTTGATAAGGATGATAAGTATATGGAATACCAATGAACTCAATAGGTTAACTGAGGGGATAAGGTGTCTATCTGCCATTGAGTTCTGGGGAGACTGTGAAGTTATATAGTAGTATCTATAGACTTTACAGGTCTCTGTAGCTCCGTAAACCAGATAGAACTCTTTAAAAGTACCCCCTAGCTCTCCAGCCTCCATAGATCTCTGTAGTTCTATGGAGTTCTGCAGGATAAAGAGTCTTCTGAGCTTGCGAAGGTTACTTTCTAGGTGCTGAAGTCTACAGAGATCTAAGGGGGGGCAGGAGACCATAGGGGGTACCACCCATATATATAGCATACATATACATTTTCTATAGATTTAGACCATTAACCAGATAGAATACTGGTATATCTGCGGACTCTATAGAGCTTTATAGAGCTAGGTATACTAGGTTGAACCCTGGGGGGAAGATTACTTTAGTATATAGTTCAGATTACTGTTTGTCAAGACATATCGTAAATAACTTGACAGATCTTCAAGGGAACTATATACTATTCTAATGTCAGTATTAAATACAATTGAAAAAAAAGAAGTAAAACGAGAGTTAACAGAGAAGCAACAGTCTTTTCTTAAGCATCTTGTAGAAACTCAAGGTGATGCGAAGCAAGCTGCACAGTTAGCAGGCTATTCTTCACCTCATCATCACGTTGTTAAGAGTTTAACATCTGAAATACTAGAGCTAACTAAAGAAGTACTAGCAACATCAGCTCCTAAAGCAGCTTTTAAGCTCGTAGAGATTATGGAATCCAACAGACCTATTGTCCAGGCTAGTAATAAACTAGCTGCGGCCACTACATTGCTCGATAGAGTAGGTGTAGTCAAGATAGATAGAGTGGATGTCAACCATAACGTAGGTGGGGGTATCTTTTTAATGCCAGATAAAGCCCCAATTGAAATAGATAAAGAGCATTATACTGTAATCAATAAGGAATAACACTATGGACTTTTTAATAGGTACAATATTTATAGTTGTAATAGGTGTAGTTATGTTAAAGCGAGTTAAACCAGAACTCTATGCTAAGTTAAGAGCTAAGTTACCTTTGTGAAAAATACCAGTAGAGACAGCTACTTTAAAAAACAAGGTAAGAAAGAACAACGCTACGATTTAAAACAACGTAAAGATAAACTGCAATATAGAGAAGCGTTATCGCAACTGGAAAACTATGGCCGTCAAAAAAAAGAAATCAACCGTAAACAAAGCAGGTAACTACACTAAACCTACTATGCGAAAGCGTTTGTTTAATAAAATTAAAGCAGGAACTAAAGGCGGTAACGCTGGTCAGTGGTCTGCCCGTAAAGCACAGCTATTAGCTAATCAATATAAAAAAGCAGGTGGAGGATATAAATGAAAGGCGTTAAACATTATAAAAAAGACGGTACTGAATACAAAGGTGTTTCTCATAAAATGCCTAACGGTACTGTTCATACAAATAAAGCACACACTAAAACAAGTGTTAAGCTTTTTCATCTTAAGGATCTTTCTAAGACAGCTCAGATAAAAGCTAAGAAGAAAAAATAACAATGGCCTTAAAGAAATCTCAACAGTCTTTAAAGAGATGGACAAAACAAAAGTGGCGTACTGCTAGTGGTAAGAAATCTTCTAAGACAGGAGAAGTCTATGCGCCTGCAGCAACTATAAAGAAACTACAGTCTACTGCAGCAGGTAAAAAGAAACTAGCTGCCGCTAATAAAAAGAAAAGAGAAGCTACTGCCCAGGGTAAACAACGGGCTAACCACGGTTTACATAAGGGGAAAAAAAGATAATGAGTGTAACACACAGAGGTGAGACCTTTGAAGGTTTAAACAAACCTAAAGCTTCATCGAAAGGTAAAAAAAGTCACGTTGTTCTTATTAAAGATAACGGTAAACTTCGTATGATACGTTTTGGTGAGAAGGGCGCAAGCACTGCAGGTAAACCTAAAGCTGGTGAGTCTGATAGAATGAAAGCTAAACGTAAGTCGTTTAAAGCTAGGCACGGTAAAAATATAAAGAAAGGTAAAACGTCTGCAGCTTATTGGGCTAATAAGGTTAAGTGGTGACACTGGGTATCCTTATGCAACAGTTAAATCAAATGACTATGTTAGCTCCTGATAATTATGTTAGACGTACATCATCTACTGTTCCTTTTGGTTATGAGATGTCTCCTGTAGACGGTTACTTAAAACCTATACCTGAACAACTCAATATACTTAAAGAAGTAGCTGAATCTGTACACGCAGGAGAAATTAGTCTAGGCATTGGTGTAGATTGGTTAGAGGCTGAAACAGGTAGGAAAATGTCGAGAGCAGGCTTAAAAAAACATACGGATAAAGTTTATGGACGATTGGCTAAAAAATCCTAAAAAATACTTGACAGATTCTCAAGGGAACTATATACTAAAGAAAGATGGCACTCCCCAGAAGAAAAGGGGTAGACCTAAAAATAATGAGTTATCTGATGTTAAAGCAGCACTACATGCACAGAAAGCTTTAAGAAAGAAAAACTCTAAAGTTACAAAATTGCGCAGAAACTTACGCAAAGAAGAAAAGAAGTTAGCTACAAGTAAAAAAGTATTAACATCTAATGTTATTACTGAAGCAGAAAGTAAAGAACTACCAGATGCTATACAGCAACATTTAGATGAAACAGGTTCCTACGTTGAGTTTATGCCTAACAAAGGGCCACAGAAAGATTTTTTAGCTGCACCAGAAAAGGATGTCTTATATGGTGGAGCTGCAGGTGGTGGTAA